CATTCATATATATTAACATGCACCGGGGGCGTGGCGCGGCCATTTTGAATACTCGGCGTCTACTAGCGTGAGGTGGGGCTTCTGGAGAAAGTCGTGAATGGTCCTGGAATGGCGGGTAGGTTTAAATGTTACTGGTGTTTTTGTTTTGGAGTACTCTGCAGTGACAGTTGTTAATATGTGCTTTTTATTTGCTTTTTAGGTTTTTGAACCTTTAGCTATTTTGCCCGTTGAGTTGTGGTCGAAGATATTACTTCATCTATCTAGTCGAGATGTTGCTAGCTTTGTGTTGAGCTTTGAGGAACTTTTTGATGTCATTGTCACGCCTTCGTTCCTGAAACATTTTTTTAAGCGTTTTTTCCGTGTTTCTTGTAATAAAGCTTTAAACTGTCTGCGGGCTGATAGAACTTTAGCTAATTATGAACCTCTAGATTTGAATTCTTATTGGTGTTCCGACCGATTGTTTCTGCCATCAGGACACTGTATTGCATGTTTAACTAATCCTCATTTACTATGTGCTTCTCCATCTGAAGCTGGTTGTAACTGTTTAGATCATCGCAAGCTTTGGCCCGGATTGGAAGAGGTGATTCTATGGAAGCCTGGACTTTTTCAAAATTTGGAAGACGGTTGGAAGTGGCCGGAGTGTGGAGTTCCTGAATTGAGTGTTAAGAAAAGAAAGAGGCTTTATAAGAAGCTATTGTGCAAGTTAAAGGCTGAGCAGATTTTAAGACCTGAATTTTACATTTAAACTGAAAGCTGACGAGTTGTGTTTATGGATGTTGATACTGAATATTCCTGCACTGATTTTTTCTGCTTTCCAGATGTGTATTGTCCTAAGGTAATATTATGACCTTTAAAATTTTTTAGAAAAGTAATATTGTACTTGTTTTCCTGATTTGATGTGGAAAAAATGTTCTGTTTTTTTATAGGGATATATTGGAAATGTTGTTCACATTCTCCCAGAAGAAATTTGGATTAAGATTTTGTTACATTTAACTAGTAAGGATATTGCTAGTTTTGCTTTGTCTTTTCCAGATATAGTATATATTTTACAAAGTTCTGCTTTTTTAAAACTACATGCAGAAAGATTTATGAGAATAACTTGTAACCCTGTGTTAACAATATTATTAGAGTGGCAGACTGAAAAATTTTTTAAGCCTTTGTCTCCAGCTTCCTTTTGGTGTGAGAAAAAATTTTTGCCTTCCGGACATTGTGTGGCTTGTCTGTTGAACCCCCATCTGCTCCTTATTCCTCCGGCATATGCATCCTGCTTTTGTGCAGACCATAGAGCTTTGTGGAGACTGAGCTCTGATAAAATCTTGTGGTAGCTTGGCAACGGAGAGGAATTTTTAAACAGGATGAGACTTGCTTGGAATAAGGGCGGAGACAGCCTTTTAATAGTTTTCCAATGCAGCTTTTGTGCCGCTGCTACAGCTGAGAGGTTGTCTTCTCTTGAAGATTTTCTTATTTTCTCCTATTTTGGAAGACAGGATTGATTATGGCTTCTCAAGATCCGGTAGGTGGCACCTCTGTGTAATCTGAGAACCTTAAGTGTTATTGTTAATTTGGAATATTTATAGTGCTTTATTTTCTTTGTAGGTTTTCAAGCCTTATTCTGTGCTTCCATCAGAATTGTGGTGCGAGATATTACTGTATTTGGACTCTCAAGATGTAGCTAGCTTTGTGCTGTGTTTTGCAGAGTTGTACTCTGAAATAGTTCGTCCTTATTTTTTAAAGAGATATTGGCAGCGCTTTTCTAGGATTTCATGTAATAAGACTTTGAATTATTTGAGAGCTGAGAGAACTGTGGCTAATTTTAACCCTATAAGCATGTGGTCTGTTTGGTGCAATGACCGTGTGTTTCTACCTTCAGGTCACTGTGTGGCTTGTTTAACACATCCACATTTATTGTGTTTTTCCCCATTTCAAAGCGGCTGTCACTGTTTAGATCATAGACTTTTATGGTATGGTTTAAATAAAGTAATTCTTTGGAAAGCGGGAACGGTGCAGGATTTAAGCCCTGGGTGGAGTTGGCCAGAATGTGGGGTTCCAGTTTTAGATCCTAAAAAAAGAAGGAGGTTGTATAAAAAAGTACTTTCCGTGGTTAAAAGAGATCAGATTGTTCGAGCTAATTTTTTTTAAACAGGAAGGCCGTGTAAGATATTGACTTGCCTGCTACGTTATCAGAAGCCAGCTGCTGCCATGGACAGTGTTTTATTAAAATTAGGATTTTCAGAGCATGTTTGCAGGTGCTCTGAATATGTGTGTAAAGATATTAAAGGTGCTTCGGTGAGTTTTTTAAAACCTGATCTTTTTTAAAAACAAAAAATTTTTGTCTTATAGCAAGTTTACAATTTTTGAGTCTTTTTTGTTTTCTAGGCTCGCTTTCCATTCGCCATACCATCAGAGATTTGGATGAAGATTTTTTTATATCTGAGCAATTCAGAAATTGCAAAGTTTGTGTTAATTTTTCCAGAGTTTCACGTAATTTTGTTAGATAGTTATTTTTTAAGACAGCACATTGGCAGGTTTGATTCTGTAACTTGTAATGTAACATTGGATAAACTTAGAAGTGTGTTAAGAAGGAAAGATCACGCCCCTTTAAAAGTGGGTACCTGGTGGTGTGCCTGTGATGATTACTTGCCCTCAGGTCATTGTGTAGCTTGTCTGTTAAATCCTCATTTGCTTTTATCGTCTCCTTATCATTCTTATTGTTTTTGTGTAGATCATTGTCATTTGTGGGGTCTGTCGAACTTAATTTTGTGGTCCTCAAATTTTTGGCCTAATTTGGATGGTGGATGGACTTGGCCTGAATGTGGTGCTTATGTTGATGAATCCAGAAGACTTCGTCTGTGGAAAAAAGCTTATGAGCGTTGCAAAGAATACAATTGTTAAAAACATGAAGGTTTCCATTCTTAAACAGCTTTTAAGGAACATGTGGCATTTTGTACAAAACTTGGCTGTTCACTTAAATGGAATTCACGAATTGTCTTATCATGTGTCAAAACTTCATTTGGACATTGTGTATCTTTGACAATACCTATATCTTATCATATGGATCTGTACACTTTTCAAAGACTGTTGAAGGGAAATATTACTTGTAAATGTAAATTTCCCTGTTCTATAAAGTGTGTAAAGTTTGCTCTTGAGTTTATGTGTAAATCTGAACTTACAACTAATTATATATCAAATACTGTTTCTTGTCATTCAAGTAAAATGGAAAATGCTTATTGTAAAGCTATAATGTTACATCATAGTCCCAGTTCAAATTACTGTTTATCTCCTTTTTGTCTTTTAACTGGTAAATGGAAACTAGCTGCAACACATTTTGAAAAGAAACATTTTTGTCTTTTGAAAGAAGATACTCTTGTTTCACGAGAGACGTATCCAACAGCTAAATGTCATTTGACAGTGCATAATGTGCTTCGTGGAGGTTGTTGTTGTGAAAATCCTTTTTCTGAAAATTGTTTTGCTGCGTTTCTGACCGCTTTTTGTAAGTATTTTTGTAAAAAGAAAATGAACAAAGTAGATTTTACACTGTTGTGCTTGTCTAAAGTGAGTTTTTTATTGTTTTACAGGCAGCAAGTTTTCCTTATGATGTCCCTGCAAGTATATGGGAAGAAATTTTTGTATACCTATCAAACCTGGAAATTGCTTCTTTTGTTTCATGCTATTTAGACTTATTTTATATTTTAAAAAGGCCGTCATTTCTGAGGAAGTATATGTCAAAATTTGAAAAGGTGCTTTGTGGAGAACTGATAAACTTATTGGCAGAGAGGACTCATTCAAAATTTCAGCCTTTGATTCCTCCATCATCATGGTGTATGTTTAGAGACTTTTTACCTTCTGGTCATTGTTGTGCTTGTTTGACTCACCCTTATTTGCTTCTGTATCATCCCCTGCGTGTAAGCTGTTTCTGTGTAAATCACTTGTGGTTTTGGAAGATGGATGTAATAATTTGGAATAAGGATTGTGAACTTGACTCATGTGATTATACTTGGCCTAAATGTGCTTGCTGCAAATAATTTAGTTAAAAATAAAAAAGTTTATACTGTTGGTCTCGTGTTATTCATATATAAATAACATCAAAGAGGCAGTTTGCATGCTACACTTGCCAGGGGGGGGGGGGGGGGAGCATGGGAAGAAACTTGCTGAACAAGTTTATAATGTGTTTGAAAAGCGTGGCAGATCCTAATCATGATATGCTCCATTAAAGTTAGTTTAAGTAAACAGGACAACAGATTAAATGTTAATAAAGCATATCAAAGCATGTTTTGAACAAGCAGAGTACTTTTTGTCCTTAATAGGAATGTTAATTATACTTGAAAAGTCATGGGTTCTAAGGTTACAGCAACCAAAAAAGAAGATGTCAGCCCACGAGTTAACTTGGGGTTATCATACAAAAAACTTATATTTTTAGTTTTCTAATCAGATTAAAACAGGAAGAGCAAATTTTTGTGCATAAAGGGCTGTTTAAGGAGGATAAGGCTTAAAATACATTCAAAGAGGATGTGAGCAATTTTTGGAATATAATAGATTTAATGAGGTTAGCATATTAAAGGATATAAGGTGTAGGTATTATTTTAAAAACAGGAAAGGTGACACTTAACATTAGAAGAATGTGTAAGGAGGGGAAATGCATACAGAGAGGATGTTCGTCAATTTTTAAAAAAGTTATAATAGCATATTATAGTTTTAATGAGGTTAGCATATTGAAAGGATGTTAGCTCCATTCTGTATGTTATATTTTTAGCTTGATAAGATAAAATCACGGGAAATTTTTTAAAATTCAGGAAAAATCAAGTGGTTTGGGAAAAGAATGTTAAGGAGTAATGGATTTTAAAGGGAGTAAGATGCAGGATGTTACTATTATTAAGGGAGTTTAGTCTTTGTGGGACCAGAAGCATGCAACATAAAGATAAAAGAATATAAGATGTTTGTCTAGCGTGAGAAAAATGTTTTTTAGGAAAACGGTCCTTAGAGAGTGTTTATAAAAAATTCTTAATTATTTTTAGCTGAGATGAAAAAATGCTCTAGGTGTTTAAAAAGCCAGCAGAGCTGCTAGTTTTGCAGAAGAGAAGGAAAATTTTAAAAAGCATAGCTGAAGGTTCTCTGTGCAGTGAACTTTTTGTAAGGTAGCTTTACCAGGAAAAGTTTTTGTTTGACTAGTTTTAATGCATTTTAATTAAAAACAGCTTATACATATATAAAGAGGTTTTCGTTTAGAATCTGCACCATTTTTATCAGCAAAGGCAAGGTAAGGAAGAAGGTCATTGGATTTGTTGTAAAATGCTTTAAGAATGTCTTAATAATTTATTATTTTTGTGTAATTGCAGGTTACTTCTGATAAGCTTTTAAGGTAAGTGAAGACAGTTTAATTCTTATGTGAAAAATTTTTTATTAACTGTCTTTAATTTTATGCTTTTAATTTTTCAGTTGCCTGTTGTTTTGTATTTAAGGAAGCTCCAAGTAAGTGCTTTTACATACAAGAAATTTTTTAAGATATTTTGTAATGGTTAGTAAAAAATATGTTTCTTTGTTTTTTAGATGAATCAACTTTCCAGAACTTTTATGGGGGCTGCAGAATTGGTTAATTACTTTACTGATTTAAATTCTAATCAGTATGCAATATATTGTGTTGCAACTTCCAAGTCTTTAGCTTATTGGGCAAAGGGTCCTTTTAGGATGGGTTTTAGATTTATAGGGGATTCAACTGTGTATTTGTTGGCTCAGAAAGATCTGTTTCCGGAGTTTGATGCATTAGATTTTTTAAAGTGGGCTAATTTTTCAAATATGGGCATGGGATTTTTTGCAATAGAATGGGAACTTTTAATTAATTCTTTGGTAGATAGACCCATGCTAACAGCTGAAGTAATACTAATACCTGGAAATACAAGTCATGAAAGTTGGGAATTTTTCAAATATTATTGGGAAAATTACTTTCCTTATTTTCCAATTGCACCAGATTGGGAGTGATGGAACTCAATATACAGCTCATTGCTTGCGATAAGCCTCATATAAGTAGCCATGGCATGGAAGTGTTTCGTTGTCACGGACGGGGTCGACTTTGTCCTGCTTTAAGGGTATCCTGCTTAAAGAAGATGCTTACTCCTGTTATATATGATCAATACTTTTGCTATTTTCCAGTAAGCCAAAAACGTGATTCTTTTTTTAAGCAAAGTGATATGGACTACAAATTTTTTTATCATTGTCATTGTTCTTCTCCTGGGTCTCTACAGTGTTTAGCAGCTAAGCAAGTATTATTAAAATGTTTTGACAATGTACCTGTAAATTTATTTTCTGAGAGAGTTTTAAGGACAGTTCCAGTATGTTGCAACACATGGGTTTGTTGTCCTATAATATTCCTTGGAGCATTTAATATGAAACAAAAGCATTGTTATTTTCTACTATGTGGACCTAATGGTCAATCATTTAAAAATGAGTGGTTCAATTATCAGCATTTAAAAGAGATTGCTTTCTGTGATTCTTGTAGTATGATTGTAGTTAGATGTAAATGTAAATTTTCAATGAAGGAGTGTATAAGAAGGACTGAAGTTAGATACAATTTTGTCAGAATGTTATATTCTTGTACTTTTCTTTTTAGGCCTTCAAATGAATCTGGTTGGCATCTGTAAAATGTTTGTGAATTCTACTTGTTATTGTGAAGATTCCCATTTTCTGTTGAGGGTGGATATTCCATTCTTTTCTATTAATGTAATTCAAAGCTTATGTGATCATATAGAGTTTAAGTTAATATATACTCACCTTTGTTCACTTCCTTGTCAAATGTACAAAATTCATTGTCATTGTACTGATCCCACATCACTTCAATGTTTATGTGTTAAACAGCTTTTATTAGACAAGCTTAAAAATGTAAAAAGAAAGATTCCATTTGTACTTCCTTGGACAAATTGTTGTTCAAATGTAATATTCTATCAAGTTGTAAATGAATACATTGTGTTTTGTAGATTTTGGAATGCCTTACATGTTGAGGAAGAGATTGTAAAATCTCACAGTTATAGGAGAATAAACTTTGGAAATTTTAAAAGTATTTTCATAATAAGAGAGAACATTGTAAAGTTGAGAGAAACTTTGGCTAGGTTACACTTTCAATTAAATTTGCCAGACTTGAGAGGTTTTCATCTGCCTCCCTATGACAATTGTTATTGGAAGTCTGCTGAAACTGCTGATTTGCAAAATCAACCTTGTTTAATACGCTTTGTAAAATTTAATGGCATGGAATATCAAGAAAGATATTTGAAACGTTTATTGAAAAACAGATTACGTTGAACTTACAGCATGAATCACAGACATGTTAATAAAGGTGTTTAACAGAATAAAAAGTTGAGTCTTTTTATTGCGTGCGAGTTATGCTAGCAGTCCAAGCACTTACCATAATATTGGGTTCTAAAGACGAAGAGAAATTAATTGAAATTATGCTTTGTTTTTTGGAAATAGTCACCCCATAAGTTTTAATAGTTTTATCAGGTAGCTGTTGGGTACATGAGGCATAAAATGGAGAATCCATCACAAATATAGATTCCAAACCACTATCAGCTTGGAAATAAATAGTAGTAACATCACTTGTTGGCATAAATTGTGAACAATTCAAAATATAAATGTATCTTATGTTGCTGGGTATTATTTGCCAACCCAGCGCAATGATAAAGTCCATAAAGCCAACAACCCGAGATCCTTGTCTGGTGCTTGTAGTTAATGCACCAGCAGTGTTGATAGTTAAAGGAAAAGCAAGTTTTAAAGATAATTGATTACTTGAGATAGAAAATGGATTAGCAACACTTAGATTAATGCCCTGTTCAGTGCTCTGAATTGGGCCTGCTGTTTTCACAGCCAGTTTTCCACTTTCTACTGTTAATGAATTATTAAGGCCTAGTGCCAAGTTATCATTTAGAACTTCAAAGGGTTCAGCCAATTTAATATTAAGAAAACCTGTGTCAACCGATAGGGGGTAGTTTGTTTTTAATGTAAGGTTGCTGTTTCGCTCTTCAAATGGATCACTTAGTTTAATTTTTAGAGAGCCTTCAGTTACTGCTAATGGGTAATCTGTTTTTATTGCAAGGTTGCCGTTTAGCTCTTCAAATGGGTCACTTAGTTTAATTTTTAGAAAGCCATCAGTTACTGCTAAAGGATTCTCTGTTTTTAAGGTTAACAGGCTGTCAGTTATTGTTAGAGGTTGCCCTAGTTTTAAAAAAAGCTTTCCCTCAGAAGTGACAGAAAGTGGAAGTTCTGGAGATGCCAAAACTAACTTTCCAGTATTATCAATATTAAAAGAGTTTGATAGTTGTAAATATATTTTTCCCTCGTTATTTACAGAGAGTGGAGGGTTAGGAGATGCTAGAGCTAAATTTCCATTAGTATCAGTATGAAAAGAGTTTGACAACTGCAAAAATATTTTTCCTTCCGGAGTGACAGAAAGTGGTAGCTCTGGTGATGTCAGGACTAATTTTCCATTATCTGTTGCAAAACAGTTTGATAGTTGTATAAAGAGTTTTCCCTCCGGGGTGGTAGAAAGTGGAAGTTCAGGAGACGTTATAACTAATTTTCCAGAGTCATCAATAGAAAAGAAGTTTGACAGCTTTAACCTAACGCCAGTTAGAGTATTTTCCAAGGGATTGTTTAACGCTACAGTTAATTTTCCAGCTGAATCTACAGATAAAGCAGAATCTAAATTTATTTTGATTCCGTTTGAATCTTTCTCTAGAGGTTCCTGTACCTGTACCGCAGCATCTGTAGTTAGTTCACCATTTTTATTAATTTGCACGCCGTCTCCAGTTTTAAGAGTTAAAAAACCTCCAGGGTTGATTGTGATTGGATCAGTAAATTTAAGCGATAAAATCAAACCTTCACTTTCTAACCCATTTCCTGCTTGAATAAAGGGAGGTAGAGGTATCAATCTTTCTTCTGTGAACGGATAAACAGGGTCCCAACGTGCTCTTTTCATCTGTAAAATGACACAAGTTTATTTTAATAATAGCTTATTAGTAACCTGTGATTTCTATTGTCCTCCTTTTAAATGGATAAAAATAAGCAAACAAACGAAACTAAAATTAGAAAATTATGGTTCCCTGCTTTTATTTTATGGCGACGAGACAAAAAAAGACCTGCTCATGTAAGTAAAGTTTTATAAAATAACAATTTTATTTTATGGAACGTATTGCAAAGTTTTACTTGAAGTTAGACGTGGATCATTGTGAGGGGAGAACAAAGGATCAAATTCTTTTGGAAAATAAATCAAGCTGCTCGAAAAGGGGTGCCTGTAAACAATTGGAGGAAATTGAGTTAGAAATTCTGTTGGCGTTAAGCCTCCGGATCGAGGTACTCTGGAAACTTCTTCTAACAAATGGAAATTTTCTTTAGATATAGTTCCCATGCCCTGCAGCTGTTGTCCGGGTCTATGATATAGCATCAAAGGCGGTATGTTTTCTGTAAGCATGGGATAAGAGGTTAAGTTGTTTGATCCTGTTCCCGTAAAAACAGGATTTGGTCCACTTAATTGTATCCCTCGAGCTGAGTCAATAAAATCTTGTTTGGAAGCTTCTAAATTCATCTTTGCTGGCACATAAGGAAATCCTTGCCTTTGAAGTACTTGGGAAGCAGGCCAATTATTTATGTTAGAGTGTAGGTCATCTCGAGTCATGAGACCTTGTGTTTGGTCTATATTGTTTCTTTGAAGGTTAATATCCCGGATTCGATTAAACATCTGAGGGTTGGACTGAAGCCAGTTAATGACAGAGCCATAATCTTGATGTGCTCCAGCTGTATGACCAGTTTCTGGTTGGTATTTCCAAATGTATGGCGTGACGGGCTGCATGGCGGGAAAATTGAATATTTAAGCAACCTGGTTAGCTTTGATATTTAGCCAGAAGCTTCTTCGCATCTTCCAGATACTGAAAAAGCTTCTTTACGTCCCGCTCGTACAGGTATCGTTTTGTTATACTTGCTGGAGTTCGGTTTCTGATTTGATGCACTCTTTCTGGTCTCTTTTTAGACTCGTGTCGAATTTTTTCCAGAACTTCAGCTATTTCATGTTTAAGAGGTAGATGAGTTTGATAAGAGTGTACGCTGTAGCTTTCTAAAAAAAATGCAGAAAAGCAGACCGATTTTAAGATCTTGACAAATTTTTAAAAGTAAATAAATTTTTAAAAAATGTTAAGTTTTAACTTACTTGTTATCTTGTCTGGCAGAGGTGGAGGATGAGGTAGATCAGTTGTTTCTTCTTCACTGACTTCGCCTTCGCTGAGAGGCTCTCCGTCTAGGTTGTTCTCTTTTAGAAAGTGATACATCATCGCCATTTCTTTTCCCTTTGCTTTCTTGGCTATAGGGTGATAGGTTTTCTCCATTTGGAAAGGCTTTTCCATTTAATTGCTCCCCAGATTCTGGATCAAGATAAACTCCGCTACCTCTTTTTAACAATTCTTTTTCCCGCCTTACTTGCATTTCTGTTAATGTAGCCAATAATTTTTCATCTTTCAAAACGCAAGCAGTTAATTGGTGATTGAACTTGTCTTTGTTATTGTTATAGTGGACTATCTTGTCATGGAAAAAATCTTCTGCATTTACTTTCGAAAGATAAGCATTAGCAAAGCACTGTGGAGTAAGTTTAAGTGTGGGCTGGCCTTCAACAGGTTTTTGAAATTCGAACTTGCCTATGGTTAGTATTTCATTCAGGAGATTGCTATTATAACATGGCATTCTGTGAGGGGAACATAGGTTGCACTCACAGTATAGAGTTGATATGGTATAGGGTTTATCTGGTGTATATAGGTAATTTCCCTGTAGCAGTAAAAACTGTGCTGTGCGAAGTAGAGTAACATGAGTCCATAAAATAGGATGTGATTCCATATAGCTTAAGGGCACAAAATCTGATGGCAAAAAAGGACAAATGCTTTGGGGAATCCCAGATTTGCAACAGATAAAATTTCTAAAATTTCCAATTTGAGCTTGATTTATAAAATCGGGTAAATTGTTTGTAAAAGCTGTCAATAAAATGTCTGGAAATATTATGCTAGCTATTTCCTCTGCAACTGCAAAGGCAGTAGGCGCCTTTAAGATGTTTGTTGCAGCACTGTCAAGCCTTTCCTTAATCTGATTAATGGTAGTTTCATCTAGAGTTTGACCCCATATATCCATTGCGGTCTGCCACGTCAGTACTAAAAACAAATAAATGCTGTCTGTCAAAAAATCCATTTTATCTTGATTTTCGAGCTGTGAATGTTGATACGGATTATTAAGTCTGTTTCTGTGAGTCACACCATGAAAGGTCACAAATTCACTAAGGTTAATGTCTGTAAGCATCTGGATAAGTTTGACAAAACCATGATTAAAAGTGTAATGAAGTGATTCTTGACAGTTCATTATAAATTTTTTCTGCTCGATTAATTTTTTCATACACACGAGTGTAGTGCCATAAGTTGTGGCTAGGAACAATCTCTCTTGAACTTCGTGGAGATTATCCTGTATTCCAAGCAGATCTAACATTGATTGAGTTATTGCTGGTTCATATTTGTCTGAAAGATTGTTAGGTTCTTGAGATTTTCCAATAAAAATTTCAATTAAAATTTTTTGTAGAGCTGGAGGCAAACTTAGTGAAGGGTAGGAAAATGTAGAAAAGTATTTTGCTTTCTCCTTGCACCAAAAAAGTCTAAGCGAATCTTGTTCTAACTTTATCAATCTTTGGTTTGATTCTAGTTCTTCGATAGCAGCTACATTTCCAAGGCTATCATCCCATTTGCACTTTTCCAATTTTGGAAGAGGCGTTGCCAAACTGTTAATTTCCATCCATTCTTGGTAAGTTTTTGTTCCAGATCTATTTGCTTTACATGATAGAGGAATTTGAACTGATAAAAAGAATGGGTAGTGAAGGGCTAGACACTCCGGTATTAGAAACGGAGGGTAGAAATTTAAATGAGGATTATTATCAGTGTTTTTTTCTTTTGGACAAAACAGATGCTTCTCCAAAATTGAACCTATATCTAAATCATCTATGTTTAGGTTAAGATTTTTACAAATTTTCAGTTGTCTTTCCAGATGTTTAGACAGTATAGTTTCTTCAAAAGCATGGCTGCTTTTTGCCTTCTCTGACTCTTCCATATTTCTTTCAGCCATCCCTACAACGAAAGAAAACTAAAATGTCTACTAAAAAGGGATCAAAACTCGCTAGGAAAGGAAGATCTGAAAATGAAGAAACACAGCAAAAAATACAAGCGGCTTTAGAAATTGTGTCTAAATTTGGGGAATATGTAAAAGTAGAAACTTCTCAAATGAAATTTCATCCTGAAGAAGGAGATTGTGAAAAATTGTTTTCACAGTATTTAAAAAAACATAAGTCGATTAATCTTACCTATAGTAATTTTAAATCAATGGCTATAGTGGGAGGTCGCATGCTGTACAGTGCAATTTGTAAGCAAATTGGCTTAGTGCCAAACTTTAATGTTACTGGTTGCTATTTGTGGTATCATGATTGGGATGAAAGACCACGTTGTTTTCATGGGGATTTTATGCTTAAAAAAGTAAATGAAATTGAAATGAGTCCTACTTCCGAAATGGGAATACAAGCTTTAAAAGAAGGGAGAGGAATTCTGTGTAATGGCAAAATGAACAAACAGGTTGTAAAAGTAGTTCAAGAGAATTTTATGTTATGTTCGGAAGACGCCCAACAACGTTTTGGGCAGTGCTCTCCTAGAAGCTGTGGATTAAATTTTTCAGATGAAAAAAAGGCTTTAATTGCAATGCAAAATGCCTTTCAAACAACAAAAGCTGTTTTTCCGAATGCTAAGATTGGCAATATGCTTTTTATATTAGGGCAGTGTGAATGTAATTATGGTGGAAAACTTGTTATTGGAAAACAATTACCTAAGATTACTGCATATACTATTACTGGCGTGGAGGGAATTGACGCGCAAGATGTTTCTAAAGTTCAAGCTGCCGCTGTAATGTATCCTGCAGTTTTTGTGTTTCAATGCTGTAACTTTCAATTTACTTCAAAGAGAAACACAACTAAATTTTGTGAAATGAAGATAAGTGTACCAGATATGCTTCAATGTTTAACTCTTGTGCGGAAATTCTGGTTTGAATGTATGGGAACTCCCCTTCCTATTAACTTTCCTCAATTTAAATGGAATCAATGTTTTCAAGTAAAAAATACAGTGTTGCCCTCAATTGAAGAAGATGTCGAAGCAAATCCTTTTGGAGAAGTGGAGGAAGCTCCACCAAAAAAGAAAAAACGTACTGTTTTGGAATCGAGCAGCGAAGAAGATGATGAAGACGATTAAAGTGTTTTCAATGTGATTTTATTAAACCAAGTTTTGTATTACTGATTAACATTTTTTTGTTATGTCGAAAATAACTACTTTTACATATAAAAAAGTCATATAAAATATCTTGATTTTTATGTAAAGATGAAGGGTCGGAAGGAGTCAGAGAAGGTGAAGCGCCATTAAGGGATTGAAACAATTCATTATTAAAAGCTTTTCCTCTGTACTTATAAAAACAATATAAAAAGAACACACAAAATAAACCACATGCTCCTGAACACGTACATTGTACGCTTTGTGTATTTTTTTCTACTGTAATGCACCGCTCACTTTCAGTCAAAGCCGATCTTTTTAACATTGATTGATAAGAATAGTTATAAAGGGATTGTAACTGAGATTCTTTCCATCCTAATGGGTCAAATATGTACATTTTATAATATATAGGATCCCAAGCCATCGCAACCCAATGAACACCGCCTTTTTCTCTAGGTCCAGTATTCACTATAGCTGTCTGAACTTTATTTTTTTGCAAAAATCCTGGAAATCGACAATCAAAAGTTCCTAAAAAACCGTAAGTTAAATGAAGCGATGAAAGCAAATGTTTCAATTCACTTTCTGATGTTCCGCTCATGTCGTAGCACTACCAGCTGAAAAAGGGAGGCGTAGATAAGCAACACTAATGCCACTGCGAGTTGGCTGATTAATTACCACTTGATCAAAGACACCAAAAAGCAACATAAGGTATGTAGTTTCTTGCATTGGATCTACAGTAAACACCATGTTAAGCGAATGGCTAGCATTGGCATATAAAACATTTTGTCCTAAATCTGTCAAATTTCCCATATTTAAAAAATTACTAGAAAATGGTATTTGCCACATGTATTTATCACATAAAAATTTTTGCAGTTTTTGACTTTCAATAGCATGCTTTCCAATTAGTGGATAAGGCCAGTTAGCTACATACAAATGACCAGAATTTTCTAGTAAAGGAATACCTGAAGTTTTTTGTTGCAAACCACAGTTATTCCAAATTTGCATCAAATTTGGATTTTTGATATATTCTGTATATAAATCATATAAATCCCCTCCATAGATAGGTACTTGACGACTCATTGGTTGAAAATTTTCAAGAAAACCATAATATTTATGACTTATTGGAAGTTTGTAACCTTGATAGGCTTGATTATAATTAGCAGCCATTTGTATCATATACCAGTCTTTTGTAATATTACATTGACTCATATTGGTAGCTTCGGCATCAATTGAATAATCTCTCTTGATTTCAAACCAATTTGGTATAAGAAGCCTATCATCCCCGGGCCATGGCACGCTAGAATCCCACTGGATTGAAACGCGTTGAAACGTATGTGTTAAATAGAACGTGCCATCTAGATATGGAATGCTTCCAGAATATAAAAAGTTGGGATCTTTTGTAGCTCCTATCATGGGAGTCTCCGATGCTTTAACTCTGTTAAAGCTCCAACCTCTAAAAGCGCCCCAAGATCTATCCGGAACATTAACAACAACCGTAGAAGTATTGGGAGGAATCTGATACAAATTGTTAACAGCTCCCAAATAGTCTGCAAAATTTTGATCATTAGTAGCATTTCTTAGCATCAATTCAAGTTCGCTGACAGTGTCATAATTCATTGGGAAAAAAGAAACATATAGATTTATATTGGAATAATTTATATATGCTCCATCTGCTCTTAAATCATTTCCAATTGAAGATTGAAAAATCATATTTGGATCTTTCCTAAAATACCACTCATAATTATAAGTTCCAGGTAGCAGAAGTAAGTTTTTAATTGCAAAAAACTTCTGTGGAACTTGAATGTGAAATCTACTGAATCTACCATTTCCTAACAACTGTGATCTATACTTAAGGCCTGTATTTCTATGATGATTAAAAGGGTTAATTGTATCCATAATATCTAAAGACCACCTGGCTCCAATATTTGTCCATGTATCTATAACGTTTGGATATGGTATTCTTCCATTCATATAACCATAAGTATTTTTATTTGCTGGAAGATCAACATTTGGTGGTGTTCTTTTTAGATTATCTGGAAGGTACATTGCAACATTAGCCCACAAAAAAGTTCTCTGTAGGTTAGCTGCTAAATTCATTTCTAGAGTTGGAATATTCCATAACCACAAGCTTTGTATTGTTAACTTTTGTGCTTGTTGGTTTCCCTCTTGGATTGTCATTGCAGTTCCCTCATCAGTATCAGAAAAGAAATTCTGAATGCCAAACGGAGGAAAAGACAGGACTGGTGGTCCTTCCTCATAACCTTCATTATGGATTATTCTTACATTTTCATCATAAGTATCAACTGCCTGATTCCATAAAGCAAAATGCTTGTATCTGCTGGAAATTTCAGCAATTAAATATTGATAACTTAATTCACTATTTCTATCATTTAAGTCTAGGACTACATTTAGCTGTTGGGTTTGAGAAGGAAAAGTTCCAGCATTTGAACCATTGTTATAATACATAAGACCCACAAAATTATCTCTAAATCCAATATAGTTGGGTCTGTTTCCACTAGATGTAATTTTAACCTCATTTGTATATTCGGCATAATGACAATCGGGGTTTAATCTTTGTACGGTATCAACTGCAAGTACTCCAGATACTCGATCATTAACATCTGTAGTATTTAAATAAACTCTTTGTACATCGGCAGTAGAAACACTTCCTTCTACACTAACGGGCTTAACATATGATCCATAAGCTGGAAAAATTTTCCCTTGACTGTCAGCACCAATAAGACGTCCATAAGCGCCAAATTTTTTTGTATCCAATATCATTAGGGCCATTATAATTCCTTCATCACTTCTACCTTCTTGAGGATTAGGTTTAGTAGCCGGAAACAGGAATACCAACTGGCTTGTTTCTAAGCCTTTGTCTTCTGCTGCATAAATTTGTGGAAGCTGAGCTATATATGTTGTTTCTTCATTGTTTTTAAAAGCCATGTTGGGCAAAGCAGATTTAGGAGCTAATGGATTATATGCTGTTCCTCCATAAGGCTTAAAAGAAGGACCGCGGTCAATAAATCCTTCTATATCAAAAAATGCGCTTCCTAAATCAGCTATCCGATTATCACCAACGTTTAGGGTAAATCTAGCTTTAAAAAAGTTTTCATTATCTTCTACTTGTATCGGCACAATACGAAGTTGAAGTTTTTGAGACCGGTCGGTAGTGACTCCAGATGTTGGAGCTACAAAAGGATCTCTAAATTTTTCTCCAAGATTAAAAAAGCTTTGTGTGGCAGTGATGAACTGCACCAGATTTTCAGACAGATATTCCCTCGCATTTCTACCCGCAATGTGAAAAAATTCACGCTGTGGCTCCATCTGTAAACAAAAAATGTTTTTAATAACAATATCTTCTCGTAACAGAATTCACGCCGTCTCCGGTCATGTCATTCAGAAAAGCACCCCAACCGGATACACGTTTTCTTTTTCTTGGACGAAAGGGAATTGATTCTGAAGACGGTTCTTCAGAATGTATGGCAGGAGTAAGAGATGTGGTAGTTGTATCTTGAGAATTTATAACAGGTTTAACAGTAGGAGTCTGAGACATCGGTTTAGAAGAATTTATAGCAGCAAGAAGTTGCGCGATTTGTTCTTGTGAAACATTTTCTCCACCTAAAGCTTTATTTTTTAGTTTTTGCAGATCCTGTTCTATTTTTATACGTCCTATATCTACCAAATTACTAAGAGTGCTACCTGCCAAGTTCCCCACATTTTCTAATACGCCTGATTGTAAAAGACCTTGTTTTGCTTGTTGAAAACCTTCAGAATTTGATATTTTTTGAGCAGTGTTTGATAGAAACGACCCTACATTTCTTAAGCCAGAACTTAAACTATTCCCTAAACTAGACCAGCTGAAACCTCCTCTTAAATCACAGATTCCAACGGTGTGACCATATACAGGTGTTAGCCCGCAATGGGGAGCTAATCTTGCAAAGGCCATAGTGATCTGTTAAAAAAAAAATCTAGTTTTAAGAACGCTTTGCATTTTGTGCAGCTATAACTGTTCCTGCAATTGCAGGAGCCGCACTAATTGCTGCGGCAATGATTGGAATCAAAGCTGGAAGAAAACCGCCTGTCAATTCTTTGTTCAAAACAATTGGGGTAGAATAACGCTTTAAAAAAATTTTTTTTCGCGTTGAACGTTTTCTGCGTCGAGAAGGTTTAAGCACATGAACTACCTTCATCTGAAATAAAAGAAAAGCATACTAAATAGCAGCTCTTCTTCTTGCTCTATTAAAAGCTCTAATTTTAGCAATAGCATCTAAGTATTTTTCTATGCGTCGTGTTTTATTTTCTCTTCGACGTCTTCTAGGAGGAGGGGAATCTTCTACAAAAACTGTCTGGGTTTTTTTCTGCCTCTTTCGGTGTTTTCTTTCATACTTTTTTAAATTTTCTCTCAGTTTTGCTAAAGGTGTTCTAGCATTCAATTGACCCCATTGAGCTCTATAGTATGGTCTAACTCTAACTGGTTGTCTTTTAGAAAATTTAACTCCAGTGGCTCTCATAAGAGCTGTACCAATGCTTCCCCAGCCTGTATTATCTGACGGGCTCATTAAAATTGACATTGCAGAACCCGGAGGGTAAGGACCCGCTATATCTGCCAGTTTACTGGAGAGTAGCGCTCGACAGCACTTTTGGCACGACAGTCGCTAGTGATTTTTGAATGTATGGACAGGGCCGCCTTCTATCGTCCGTTATAGTTACTCTTTGAACACCTGTTAGAGTATTTTTTACAGGCTGAATTCCGTGATCTGCAACAAAGGGGATATTTTCACTTATCCATGTTACTGTATTGTATGGAGGCTGCATTAAAATAGCATTTTGTGGAAATCTGTTGTATACAGCTGTGCGGTTTGTTACCTGCTCTAGTAATTGCGAATAAACTGCATTTGTATTATGTACTAAACCAGCTTTTAACGGGAACATATGCATTCCGATTACGGGCAAGGTTTCTGCATTTGTAGTATTATTTGTAAATGTTATAGGAGGTTTGAAGGTATCTGGCAAAGACCAATAAACTTGTCCAACGCCGCCAGTGACATCAGGCACAGTTAATAATGTGTTTAAATAAGCTCCTCCTTTTCTATGATAGCTTAGAGCCCAAGATCTATACATAGTTTCCCACGTATCTGGATCGCTGGTTACTTTGACAACATTGTAAGAAACATCATTTTCATCATTCATAAGGGGTTCAATGCTCGGTAGCTTTTCTATATCCAAAAGTGGTGGTATATTGCCATTTGTCAAATCCTCATACATTATTTTAAAACCTTTTTCGTAAGGATTTTTTTTTCTAATGCCTAAAATATTATTTATTCTAGAATACGTAAAATCAACTCCACATTCTGGTAACAAAATTATATCAGGATGAAAAGCCTTATAGGTGTACTTTCCAGGAGTAACCAAAGATGTAATAGGATCTAAACCTAATGAAAAATCCCTAGTATCAAATTTTACACCAATATCGCTAATTTCTACCTCTAATTGTCTACCTACGGCCATATAATGTTCTATTATGGCATTATTTAAAGCATCAATCAATTCTCCTACAGAGTAGTTGCCCTCTGGAACTGTCAATGATACCCAATCATAAACAGGCTTTTCATCAGTTTTATCGACCATTAGTTTAACTCTCAATGAATTACTATTAAAAAACTCTGAAACATTTGGACAGTTTGTTTTTAAATAGGTTTTTAGCTCTCCTCCCCATCGTGATCTTTCATCAAGCTTTATATCTTGGGTTGAAGCTTCGGCGGAATCTAAGTCTGCATTTTGTATTACATTTGTGAAAAAATTACTATGATCATTGTAATAGTTTAAACTTTCAATATCTGATGTCTTATTGTCAATATAGTAAACTTTGGTGGTATCTTGCAGTGAAGCAATTGGAGTGTAAGTAATACTGTTTCGACCATCTGTTGGCGCAAGGACGCGAGGAGGTGGAACATACTTCTGCATCTAAAAAGGATGACGGCCCGTCAGGTAATAATCAGTAAATACTATACCCACCTTTGGGCTTAAGATGGGAATATTTGTTACATGCACCCCTAACTCCATCTCCAAAAAGCGGTGTAACTACTGTGTCATCTGAGTCAACTGATTTATCATCAGGATAATCAGCCGCTTCTCTAATGTTAGGATGGCGTTTTTTGGCAGCTTCCTTTAGTCTTTCGCGACTAGAGTTATATTTGGAATCTAAAAGCTGTGCTGCTACTAAAGAGGCTGCAGGTGCAATTACATCGCCACTACCAGGCAGTATCGACTCCCCTATTTGCTTTCCAACATAGCCTGTTAGGGGAGGAATCACTGCTCGGGTGATGCTTTCTCGGATTCTGTCTCTGAGGGGATCAAAAGGTGATACAGGCACTGCACTATATTCTGAATTGTGTGCAACAATGACTGAAGGCTGTGCAGTTGACGGAGGCAAAGCTGTTTCATAATCTTCATCTTGTTCAAGAAATCCTCTATCAAGGCGGTCATTGAAAAACGGGTCTGTTTCGAACGCATTTTGAAAGATCTGTCTGGGGTTTTCCGAAAAAAAATCCGCATAATTCTGAGTCCAGAAAGAAGCTGGAGGGGTCCAAAATTTATTTGAATAGATTTCTCTGAAATACGTTGGCGAATTATGTAAAGCAAATTCCATATAAGATATTAAACGTCTTATGAAAGCCCCGTTATCCTCATAAAATGAAGGAGCAAATGAATATGAGAGTGTCTGTAAAGCCTCTTCTGGGTCTTCATTGTTTCTATCAATTCTATCACTTAAGCTCTTTTGTACAAATCGAAGAATTTGTGTTTGTCTTGGTGATAAAGTTCTAGGATTCAAAATTTCTTCTTCTCTATTTTTAATTAGATATCCTAATGTACTTGTTAAGTTCAGGGAATCCGTCCCTAAATCATTTGCTGTCTCTGCTACTTCCCATTCTGTCTCCTCAGGAAATTCTAATGAAGCTGATACTGTTAATCTATATAACTTCATTATAGTTGAAATGAAAGTATCTGGGGTAAAAGTATTATCATTTGTAAAAGGAGCAAGGAAGTATAGAAGAACTCTCGTATTTGCTGAAAGTCTGCTAGAAATTTCACCAGGAATTGATTCTCCAGTTATGACTATTCCCCAAAAAGAATTCAAGTTTTTGAAAGCATCATTTAAATTTACAGTATGAACTCCAGTTATATTAACCTGTAACATTGTCTGAAAACCAGATTTAAACACAGTAACATTGCGAGCTTCATTTACAAACAGTCTTAGTGTTTGCTTAAAAGCTTCGTAATTATGTTGCCCTAGTTGCACAGTAGGGGGTAATGAGTTCAAAAAAGCATTTAAAACACTTTGATTAGTCAAACTTTTTAAATCTGTGGATCGTATTGCATCCGATTGACTGGCTCTAATATCATTCACTAAGTTTTGCAGATTGTTTTGAATATTCATGCTGTTGTATTTATGAACACGTATAAGTAAATCAGAATATATAGGACCAACTTCTTCTGCCCTCAAGGCTTGCAAATTTACTAAGTCTTTCAGCAAAGAAACAATCATATCTGCTGTTTCATTTTTCCTAGCAGGAACTACTGCGTTTTCCAAAGCTACTAATTTGTTGGCTAAAGGTTGTTTTTTGAATTCAGCAATGTTAGACAGCTTTTGATTTCTTAAAATATTATCAATTATATTTGCAGTCCACTGTGAATTTGGTGTTCTGTTTTGTTCCATTCTTCTTCTTCGTCACTTTCTGGGGTTTCAAGTGCACCTTTTAGACTAAACATATAAGAGTCGTCACTTGGTTCCACTTCTAGTTTTGATTTTTTAAGAGGACGTCTACAGTGAGGATTCCTATTATATGATCCTATATTATCTGCTAAAGCTAAAACAGCTAAAATAATTCTTTTAAAATATATGTGGGTTTTTGCTAGCTTGTCAGCAGTAGGATAAAACCCTCCACTCGCTTTTTTAGCAAAATATAAAGCTAAATGATTGCTTGTAGTTAGAAGAGCACTAAGTCTTTCATTTATATTTTGTTCATCTCTTATAATTAAGTATAAACACGTAACTAAATCAATCAGCCATTGCTGTTTGAAGTTTCCCTTTGAATCTTTTTGAGACACACTACTCAACAAGCGTCTTAGTGTGGGCTCTGTTGTATGACTTAATAAAGTTATTAGTTGAAAAGTTAATTCAGAAGAATTAGAATGTTCTAAATATGTCTGTAAAAAATCATCTAAATAAGTCATTCCAAGGGATAAATTTGGCCTCAGAAGAAGCTGCTTTGCATGACTTACAAAAGTGTCATGACACCATTGTTCTAAGTCACGTGTATGATTACCATTTCTATGAACTTCTGCTGCCTCAATATGTCTCTGTGCTGCATTTGTGCCAGGGAAATCAGGTTTAAACATTTCTGGTTCTAATTTTTTATCTAAGTTTAAACTTATGTGATTGGAAGCATTATAGATTAAATCTCTTTCTTCTGCCATTTTAGGTTCTTCATCTCTAAACACATCAATTTTATGAATCTTTGATTTAGGTATTTTATCATTTCTTTGCGTTTCTCTTAATGTGGTTTCTTCATCGTGTTTGCTAGCAATCCCAACATTAAAATTTTTGTTTTTATCATCGATTAATTCAGATGTGCCCGATGAGCTGATGGCATGAGATGAATCTTCCAAAGATGAGCGAAAATTTTGCAAAATAGGATGCATCTGTAGCAATAGACAAATGTTTTATTTGTCTTTTCAGATTCAACAATGGCAACAGCTCACCGGGCAAAGTCAACATACTCTTCGTTACATGCGTTTAACTACTGATTTAAATCAACCTTCCATTGTCCAAAGCCGCACCAGCTCAGAAAGAGGAATCAAGTGGGCCAGTAGATATTTTGATTATCCTGTAACACAACTTCTTGATTTGCGTCCTGGAGGACCTGTTACGTCGCAAGCGCCTTTTATTGGAGAACCTCCTCCAAATTTACTCTTAGGTTATTTTTATTCTGCTAAGGCTTTAAATAATTATCTATTTGATCAAAGAACTTTCAGTAACATATCATATGATTTATATTTGTCTCCAATTAGTTTTGAAAGAAAAATGACCTGGCAGATTCTTACTGATTGTTCATATTCAATAGATACAGGCTCATATTCCAGAGCAATTGAAAGCAGTCAAGATTTGACAAACACAATTAATCAAATACAAAATGCAGTACTTATGGATAGAATTTTGAGTAGTCTTCAAAGCGGAGACATGCAAGGCTTTGGACAAGCAATAAATCAACAAAATGAAAGAAGGAGTTATAATTTAGAAGTAAACCACCTTCCATTTTCCCAATCTTTCAGAGTAAGCGGAGCAGAAAATAGGGATGCACAGATCTTAAATACTATATGCAAAATCAAAAAAGCCTTGTGCAATTTTTTAGTTTTAAGCAAAAATGAAAATGCAGAAAACATCCTAAACTTACCCTTTTCAAACTTTTGGTTATCCTCTTTTATTGAAGAATTTAGTAAATTGGAACTACCTAGAAATGATTATAATATCTCATTAAAAGATCTAGCAACAGTTTTAACTTTAGGAAAAGGGGGACTAAAAGGTGGAGCATTAACACTAAGATCTGGCACTAGGGTAGGTCTTCCATTTATACTAAGAGGTAGGGAAAACAGAAGGGCAGTAACTGAATCAATGAGGCGTCAAAGAGGACAATCTATTCGAAGATTTGTAGATAGGTTACCTGTTAGAACTCGAACACGACCCACAGAGGCCTTAGAATCAGAAACTGAGGGGGTTCCTGAAGTCTTTTCTGAAATGGAAGATGAAACAGAATCAGACCGCGAGTTTCCTGAAACCAGCGGTCTGAGTAGGAGTAGATTTAACGATGAAGTTATAGCTACAATTGTTGACTTGATACAAACTTTAGAAGATGAACTAACACCAGAAGCCAGGAGAAGCGACTTCTTTGATTATGGCAGAGACTTTTTTGAATTATTAATTGGATATTATAACCGAAATGAGCTATCAGAAGAATTAATTCATAAGTGGCTGATGTATTTTTTCATTATAGAGCACATAGCCAGCACTTTATATTATTTGCATGCCCATTTTGTCCAAAACAGATTAGCTAATAGAAACATTGGAATACGTTTTGCACAGGTAATTTTAAGAGGTAGGAACAATCAAGGAGAAGAAATTTTTACTAGGGTGTGGTTTAATAGAGAAAGTAGAGCTTTAAAAACTCTGTATAAAAGGATTGTAAAAGACATAATTGGAATAATTGATGCTGCCGGCAAAGATATCAATTTCACTTCTCCAGAGGAAAGAGACCAATTGTTGCAAGAGATTCAATTTGTTGAAAATAGTGGCACAGTGGATGAAATTTTATCTCAGATAAATACTCCATTTACAGAACTTGATTCTGTTGATTTAGCATTTAGACTGAAATTGTCTGGTATTGTTGCTTACAGCACAAATCCAATCGTCCTAAGAAGCTTTGAAAGAGCAAGACAAGCGGCTTTAGCAAGATGGCTTCAAAGACCATAGTCAAACACAGAACTACACATTATATAACAGGATATTTTGAAGATACACCTATAAAAATCATTTATTATAAAGATTTTAAAAAAAGCTTTTTTAACTTTCTTCAGCTTCAAGGACTGCAGCCTAAAGCACAATATAAAAGTTTCTTGAAACCAGAAGATATATTACAATATTTTTCAGAAGATGAATATCCATCTGTAATAAAAATATGGAAACTGAACAAAAAATTTTTATATTATGATGAATGTAAAACTGATGGAAAAACAATGGCAGTAGAATTAGTACAGTATAAAAATGCCTGGTTCTTAGTTAAAGATATTAAAAAACAACAAAAGTGTGAAAATTGTGGAGTGACTTTTAATAGTATTCATACCTGTAATGTAAAAAGGAGGGATTTTTATTACCATTTTATTAATCATGAAACAAAGCACTGGTGGGAGCAGATAAAGTTCAACCCAGTAGGTGCACTGGAATCCACAAAAAGGCTTTTTATAGTGTATGATATAGAAACATATACTTACCACAGCACGTATGGAAAACAATTACTTCCTTATTTAATAGTGTTTGAACTTATTGGGTCTAAAACATTGCAAAAAATTGCTGCACAGATTGCTTATGACTGTGGATTTATGATGGAAAGGGGTTGTTTTTTTATGTTAAACCACAGACATGATGTCATAGGAAATGCTTTTAAGAAATTCAGAATTATGATACAGAAAACGGTAGCCAAAAACATTTGGTTACGATTCTCCAAAGAACAGGAAATTGAAACATTATTAAATTATGATGAGATTTTAAAACTAAATAAAGAAAAAAAGTTGAAATTAGCTTATCCTCAGTATGTTGAAATTTTTGTAATTGGTCACAATATATGTGGTTTTGATGAGATCGTTCTTGCAAGTCATGTGTTAGAAGGTATAAGGGACCAAGAAAATTTAGCCATGTTTAATTTTTCAAGAAGTTTTATGCCCAGAGCAGGAAAATTGTTATTTAACGATGTGACATTGTCCCTTCCTAATCCATGTTACAAAAAACCAGATAAAACCACGTTCGAAAGATGGAAAAAAGGCATTCTGCTACCAGAAGATTTACCCTGGCAAGGGCTAAAATTTATGGTTAGAGACACATTTCTTCTTACACATTGTTCTTTACGCAACGCTGCTGCTGCTTATCAATTAAATGTATCAAAAGGTCATTGCCCTTATGATGCAATAAATGATTATTTTATGTTAGGAGACTATGAAAAAGACAAAAATGGATATCCTGTAGAGAAATACTGGAAAGACAAAGCAGAATATGAACAGAATAAACCTAATGGACAATACAATATCATAGAAGAAGCAAAAAAATATTGCATAGATGATGTAAAGGTTACAGCACAATTGGTATCTAAATTAATAGACGGATATCAAGAATTTTGTAATTCTACACTAAAATTACCTTGTTTGTTTAATATATTTCAGAGACCAACCATCAGCAGTAACACTCAAATGCTATTTAAACAGTTGCATTATCGGGAAGAAAACATAAATTCAGAATATTTAAACAATCTTGAAGCTCCATCAGAAAAAATGTACTCATTTGTAAGAGCCAGTGTGAGAGGAGGACGGTGTTATCCCACATTTTTAGGCATATATACTGAACCAGTATATGTGTATGACATTTGTGGAATGTATGCAAGTGCTTTAACACATCCAATGCCATATGGTAGAACACTTAACCCTTTTGAGGCGAATACTTCTATAGATGAGATGCAAAATATGTTAGACTCTTCAGAGGTTTTATCATACTTTGATCCTAGAATTAAAGCTATGATAGTTGTGGCTGACTGTGAGCCTCCCACATTAGAATACTTAGATGTGTTGCCGCCGCTATGCTCAAAAAAAAGTGGAAAACTATGTTGGACAAATGAGCCGCTGATAAATGAAACTGTAACAAGTATAGATTTGATAACGTTACACAATAGAGGTTGGAAATGTAAAATCATGAAAAATGAGTTGTATGCAGTATGGCCTAATTGGAAAACATTATGTAAACAATACGTAGAGATCAATATAGCAGCTAAAGAAAGAGCAGATAAAGAAAAAAATAAAACTCAAAGAAGCATTAGTAAGCTGCTATCAAATGCTCTATATGGTTCCTTTGCAACAAAAATAGATAAAAAAAAAGTAATATTTGCTGAGGATATTGAAGAAAAAGACAAAAAATTACTTAGAGAAGGAAAAAGTGAAATTACTTCATATACAACAGTGATTAGTTCATCTTTACCAAAGTCCACAGACTATGATTGGAATAAGTATTTTTTAAACCTACCTGAAGTGTGCAGCACCACCAACAAAAATTTGAATGAAAAATCAGGAAAAACGGCTTTTATAGAGAAAAATGATCACGTGATTTTTAAGCCTATAACTTTTCTCTCCGCTGAATGTAATGACTTAGTTTTGACAACGATCGAAGACAAAGCAGAATGGATCAAGAACAACCGGTATCCGACTCAAATCGCTTCATTTGTTCTGGCATGGACGAGAGCATTCATGAGTGAGTGGGCTGATATTCTTTACGGGGAAGACCGTGGGAAAAGCTATAGTGAAAGAGACTTAAAAAGTCTATATGGGGATACTGACTCACTGTTTTTATCTCAAAAAGGTCATGAACTAATGTGTTCAAAGGGAGCGCACCGCTTAAAACATAATAATGGCAAATTAGTCTTTGATGAAAATGAACCACAATTACAGTGGTTAGTCGAATGCGAAACAGTTTGTGAGGAGTGTCACAGTGTAGCTTTTGCAACAGAAAGTTGTTTCTTGGCTCCAAAATTATATGGTTTGAAAGAAATTAAATGTACAAAGTGTAATCACATAGGTTCAGGAAAACTCAGAGCAAAGGGGCATGCTAAAGAATGTCTGTCATATGATGTTCTAAAACGTTGTTTTAATGATTATTATCTGTTAGAAAACCCGAAGGAGAACTTCATGACAAAAAGGAAGAGTTTGAAAAGAACTCTGCAGACAGGGAACGAAATTTCCAAACCATTCACTGTAGTGGAAAAACAACTCCTTCGAATATTGAGACCCTGGAAAGACATGACATTAAGAAAGGGGATCCAGTTGAGCGAAGGATATTTGCTTTACCCATACGACAAGAGACACCCAAACCCAAGACCACAAGAGTGCTTGACAGAAAATCCTTTCTGGGACGATACATAACTGAAGCTTTACAATGGAAAGAAAATGTAACAAAAATAGATCCTTCTATTTGTAAAGATCCATTTCCAGATCCAGAAGAGATTTTTGAAAAATGTTTATATCATGCTCAACTGATGAACGATTTATACAACACGGCTATTAAATATCAAAAAACCGTTAACGAAGCACACGCTATGCTCACAAACGGCTGTATGAAAAGTCTAAACTATGGAATTCAGCCTTTTATAGTTACTGTTTACGGTCCAACTGGAAGTGGAAAATCACAATTTATAAGAAACATTATATCATCAAGATTGATAGAACCAAGTCCAGAAACCATATTTTTTATAACACCAGAAAAAGGAACGGTGCCATTAGAAGAAAAAGTAGCTTGGGAAGCTCATTGTGCTGAAGGGAACTATGATGCTCAAGGAAACCCACTTACTACAAAACTTAATCCTACCTTTATTCTTTTACCTTTTAAAGACGCTGTATCAGACATAAACTTAAATATAGACAACCCTGAAAACATATTTTGCAAAGCGGCAAGCAATGGACCTATTTGTATTGTTATGGATGAATGTATGAACTTTTTAGGCAGCTGTCATTCAATCAGTTCATTTTTTCATGCCTTGCCATCTAAAATTTCTGGCAGATTTCCAAAATGTAGCGGCTATACCGTTATAGTCGTTTTACACAATATGAATCCTAGGCACGATAGAGGAAACATTAAAGATTTAAAAATTCAATCGAAGTGCCATGTAATAAGTCCACAGCTTGAAATCAGTCAAGTACACAGGTTTATAAAAAATTATTCATTTGGTTTTCCGTCAGCTCTAATTCCTGTTGTAAAAGATATTCTAAACCATGCTAGATTAAACTCAAAGTATAGCTGGTTAATTTATAATAATGTGCCTGTTTCAGAATCTTTTAGATGGAGTTATTATTCACCATCAGACCAAGTTAAACCAATGTTTATGAATTTGCAAACTTTGTTTTACAATTCATGTCTGGAAATTCGAAGAGTATTTCGAAAAAGGTCTCAGACACAGATGCAATATATTAAAAAAATAAATGCAATCCCTTTTTATTTTGAGTAAAAATAAAAGATTTTATTAAAGTTTTATGCGTGTTGTAAATTTTTTTGTTTAACTATGCCAACACTGGGTACAATGTGTTCCTCATTAACATTATAAATAACAACATTATTGCCAGAACATCCAATAACAAATACAATATCTGCTAATTCTGGGGATATGGTTATACATCCAGCATCTGGCATTCCATAAGTAATTCCATAGATATGACAAGCATTTATACACCAATGTTTTAAACGAGCCATTGGTAGTTTTAAAATCTTAACATCTCCATACCATAACATGTTTCCTACGAATGTAGGAGGCTGTTCTTCATCATCATCAAAATAAAACCCAGCAAGTTCAATCACAGACCCATTCGCTAATACAAATTCCGTCGGCCACATTGAACCGTAATCACAGTGATTTAACATATTGTTATTGAAAGTGCCCCGAGCAGCTTGAAAATTTTGCCCATCTCCTGAATACCACATATGCTTCTTAGTATGTAAATAAGCACACCTGCATTGAACAAATAAATTATCATTTCTCATCCAATATCCTCCCACAACATTGAAGCACACTTGACAATCAAAAAAATGATTATTATTTGCCATCGAAAATTCAGAATAACTAGTATTTGCAACACCAATACGACAGGAGTCAAATTTACAACTTGTAATGCAATGCTGTTGTCCCCATTTTCTAAAATTAGAATAAGGAACACTTGAATACCACACAGCAGCACCTTTAAAATTTTCAAAAACACAGTTTGAAATTGTAGTCTTCCAAACATTATGACAAAAAATAGCACCATGATGTAGACAGTCAGACCCCATAGAAGAATTTCTGTTAGGCAATTCGCCACCTATAAAGTGTATGTCTGAAATTAACACCCTTAAAACTTTCGGTTCGATCTGAGCGTTCCGTATAGAAAGTATAGGTCCACTTCCATGCAGTTTAACTGTAGCTCCCTGTCCATATATATGTATATGAGTAGTAATTTCCACATTCTTCCATGTGTAAGTAGCGTCCGGTATTAGATATACAGCAGAATACTTGTTGAAATATACTTCTGGATCAGCATCCACAGGCAGTAATATATGCGAACGAGCAGTAGATGGGGCCACATTTTGATGAACGGCTTGCGGCCAGGTAACAATTGGATTAGATACAAAAGGACAATCAGCGGATGATAAACATTCCATGTTTTAGCATCTTTAAAAAGAAAGAAAAAACCTTTCAGGTTACATAATCCAAAAGTTTTTGTAATTCAATAGCCACCGCAATGCAAGTCTGATACGTCTTTGCATGAGTTTCATACTTGCAGTGTCTGCCCAACCAAGCCAGACAAAAGCAGAAAAGAGAAAATTTCAAAGGTTTAGGCACAGTCTCTCGCAGCGACAAAACTTTGCAAATTACATTTCCTTGAAAAAGAACATCCAAACTAATCATAGATGGCATTTCGTGCTGTTGAAAATATCTTAACAATCTGGAAAGTCTCCAAAGTCTAGGTTTCAACCATATTCTGTTGCAATACTGTTGATACCATCTTAGAGTACATTCAAAAAGTAAATCCGAAATGTCCTCCTGAGATAAAACCAGCTTCATGCCTCTTCTATATACCAACGAGACGGTCCAGGAAAACTGCTTTTATCTTTAGAATGTAAAAAAGAACACAAAAAATATAAATATTCGCAGGGCCAGTTCCAATTACTTGTGTCAGCATTCACAACAAAACATTTTCCTTTGCCTTCGCGATAATAATGAACCAAACCGAACCGTTTGTTAGCAATAGCAAAGGCTATAGGCAACCACATATCATCAATGAAGAATAGATTGCGCAATGATAGCCATGACACCGTTCCCTGCTGATAAAATTTTACTGCATACCAGTCAAAAAAATGAAATTTGCTGCGATGCAATTCTTCTACCCATTCACAGTCCATGTGTTTAATTATCAACGGCGCTTGCAGAACATCCATTTTACGAAGAAATCTTTTCTCGCGGAAAATCAGACAGAGTGAAGAACAAAATGCTAACAGACTTTTATAATGACTTAATGGGTGGGGCCTACAGAAGAACCTATAGACGAACACGCAAAGCGAAGAAACGCAAAGACAGCAGACGCAGTCACGTAAATCTAAAAAAAAGAACCAGAATCGCACGAAATTCAAATTTATATAGTCACTTGAGATTGGCCCCTACTGCAGTCAACGAATATCACAGCAAACCAAGACGCATGTCAGCAGTGCTACACATGCCCATATCAAGCGTTCAACTTCACCAAATAGAAGAACCAAAACACTCAATTGCTTCCAGACAGTTTTTTAATTACAGAAGACCTCCAGACGGAGAAGAGGATGTGGACTATCAAGCCAAAAACAAATGGAGCCTTGAAGATGTAATTTCATATTTACAGCACATTCCTAAGCAAGTTAGAAAAGTAATACTAACAAGCTTATTTGGCGCCACCCTTGGTCTAATAATAGATGCTTTACTTGGAGGTCCGTGGGGGTTAACAACGCGATTGCTGCGCCTTATAGTTTCTTTAGTTCCTGGCGGTAAAATTTTACTACTAGCTTTAGACGGATTAGGGTACTTTTTGGGAAAAAACAACAATCCAAATCTTGTTGCATATGATCCGGACCTGATTAAGTTCGGAACAAACATCCAAAGAAACATTAATGGTCGTCTAACGGAAGACATAGTACGTGCAGCAGAAGAACAGCTAGGAGGAGGCTTTATGCGAACGTTAGCAGCATTATTATCCGCAGCTGCATCTGCAGGAACGCATCTGAAAATTGCACTTCCAGCCATCCCACTTGCAGTCATTAAACCATTTCAAAGGTAAAAAGTCTTGTAAAAACTAAAAAATGATTTCTGGAAAATAATTTTTATAGCCAACCGCCCGAAAAAACATGTGGTAGAACATTAAAGAAAACACAAAGCGAATCAAAGGAAAAGCAAAATGCGGGAAAAGTAGAATAAATACCAAAAACTCACCTCAATGTCCAATAAGGTTTAAAATAAGAATAAAATTAAAGCCTGTACGTCAAATTTAATATTCTTTAAACTTCATTTTTAATAAATTTTTCACACAAAACTTGTATTCTTACGCAGCATTCAAATTTTCGCGCCGCCGCCAAACGCCGAGTATTCAAAATGGCCGCGCCACGCCCCCGGTGCATGTTAATATATATGAATG